GAACCTTCTCAATGGTGTTCAAATCTTGGCTCAGTTCCCCGGATTGCCAGAAAAAATTAATATGCCTGAGTTGACTAAAGAAATATTTGCGCAACTGGGATATAAAGATGGTTCAAGATTCGTCGCATTTGAAGGGGATGATCCAAAGGTGGCTGAACTAGAACAGCAACTTCAGCAATTGCAGATGCAAATACAGACCGATCAGGCTAAGACAGAGGGCCGTATTCAGATTGAGCAAGTTAAATCTGTTGGCGATAAGGAGGTTGCCCAGATTAAGGCTCAGGCAGATATACAGTCTCAGATGATTAGACAAGAATCTGATATAATAGAGGCGCAAATTAAGAAGGATGATTCTGTAACCAAACGTGGTGAATTAATTCTCCAGAGAGATGCTCTTTTAAATCAGATTAAAGAAACAGAACGACAATTAGAATTAGAGGCGGAAGGACCGCCGGGAACAATTGAAAGAGACAGATATAATAAGATTCCATATGCTGTGGGTTAATAATGGATTACTATAACCCGGCTGATCTTACTACCGAAGATTTAATCAAGCGTGTCCGAATTGGAAACGCAACACATGAATTTATAAGAACTCCTACTGGATTGGCTATTGCTGCAAGGGCTATCAATGAATATCGTGAAGGTATTGAAGCGTTTCAGAAAATGTCAATGCAGGAGTGGGTAGGTTCTTCCGAAGAAGAACTTCAACAATACCGCAAAATCTCAAATAAACTCGCTACCCCGCTACAGTTGCTTCATTGGTTGGATGCGATAATAGCCGATGGAGAAAATGCGGAGTCCATTGCGAAATATAAAGATGCGGGTGATATATGAAGGAAGAGTAAAAAATGGCAGAAAAAGATGCTACCCCAGAAGTGGATGCAACTGAACCAGAAGTAGGGCAAGGATATAAGGATGATGATACAGAGGTAACAGATTCTGTAGAAGAAGATTATATATCTGAACGCGATAAAACAATGGAACAAATTGCCGCTAAACGCGACGAGGAGTTTGAAGAAGAAACGGGAGAAGTTCTCGATTCTAAAGAACCAAAAGAAGAGGTTGTAGAAGAGGATTCATCTCCTTTTTGGAGGGAAGATGATACTTGGTATACAAATGTAAAAGTTGATGGTGAGGATATACAGGTACCATTTGATGATCTGAAGACATCTCACCAAAAAGACAGGGCGTCACAAAAACGCTTTGAAGAAGCTGCTGAGTATGGCAGAAGGGTCCAAGAGCGAGAGGCTCAACTCAATGCTTATATTCAGCAGATGCAAACCCAACAGCCGCCATCGAAAGACGCGGAAGCAGTAGAAGAGCCAAAAGAAGAATCTTCTAGTTTAATTAAGAAGTATCATGAGGCTCTTTATGAAGATGATGCGGATAAAGCCGCAGAATTGTTTAATACTCTGACCAAAGGGCGCAGTTCACCTGCCACCCAAAATGTGGAAGAGGTAGTCGAAAAAGTTCTAACAAGAACAATGTCGCAGCAAAGGGCGAAAGTTCAGAGACAGCAACAGTATGCTTATCAGAAATCTCTTGAAGATGCAGTTAAGCATTTTGATACTGAGTATCCTGATATTGCTGGTTCTCCTGAGTTACGCTCAATTGCCGATAATCGAACGATAGATCTTACCCAGAGTAATCCGGATTGGTCTCCCAAACAGATTATGGAAGAGGCTGCGAAATCAACTCGACAGTGGGCGAAAGAATTTCTTTCCCCCAATAAAAATGAAAGGGCAGATCGCAAGAAGAAAATTGTGAGACACCCAAAGGCGGCTAGCGCGTCTTCTAAGATCGGAGAAGATGAACCAGAGCCAATGAGCGCTTCGGATATCATCAAAGAAATGAAGGAGCAGCGCGGCCAAATGTTATAACAATTAGGAGGTAGTAAAATGGCTGGACAAGTATGGTCAGTTAGCACCTCCGGTGGTTATATGTATGCCTTAAACCTCAGCAGACAGTTGAGGATGGCAGTACAGCCTATTGTCAAGTTTAGACAGTTCTGTGATGTCAAAGATGCAGCCCATCAAGGGTTACATCGAGGTGATACATTCCATTGGAACGTGTTCAGCGATGTGGGTACCCAAGGTACTACGCTCGTTGAAACCAATACTATTCCGGAGACCTCGTTCACGATTTCTCAAGGTACCATGACCATTACGGAGGCTGGCAACAGCGTTCCGTGGACTGGTAAGTTGGATGACCTATCTGAGCAACCCGTGGCCGAAGTTATCAGGAAGGTGTTGAAAACCGATGCCAAGAAGGCTTTTGATAATCTTGCTTCCGCTCAGTTCAACAGCGCAAAATTGCGCGTTGTTCCAAGTGCAGCCAGTGGAACCACTGGTACAAATACCTCGGCGGTTACTTTAACCACCAATGGTACGGCTACTCTAACGAATAGCGTTGCATTCGGAAAAGAGCATGTGAAGTCGATTGTCGATGTGATGAAGGAACGTAATATCCCGGCGTATACGGGTGATGACTATTACTGTATCGCATGGCCTACAACTTTCCGCGATTTCGTAGATGATGTTGAAACGATCAAGCAGTATGTTGATCAGGGTTTCCGCATGATCATGAATGGGGAAATTGGTCGGTACGATGGAGTACGGTTTGTTGAACAAACTTTTAAAGCGAAGGGTAGCATTGGTACAGCGGCTACTGCGTGGACGAATGGTTTGTCTGACTGGATCGTGTTCTTTGGAGAGGATACTGTTGCTGAAGCGGTTGCAGTCCCAGAGGAAATGCGGGGTAAAATTCCGGGTGACTTCGGGCGTGATCGTGGCATCGCTTGGTACTATCTAGGCGGCTTCGGTATCGTACACACACAAGCAGCCCAGTCACGTATTGTGATTTGGGACAGCGCGGCATAGGAGATATATTATGAGTTATTCAAATCCTGTAACGACGCGCATTCAATCAGGTGCCGTTCAAGACTTAGGTGGTACACCTACCGGTTTCTCCTTTAAGGGGCCAACTGGTATGCAGGGTACTATTATTGATGTCGGTATCGAAGTGACGGAGACTTTTGCTTGTGATCAAACTGAAGCCTACTTTCAGGTGGGAAGCAGTTCTGACGCAGATGCTTACTGCAAACTCAACATTACGGATGGTACTGCAATAACTAATACATTCAATATTCAAGATGATACGGATGCTATTATTGCAGAGGCTATTCCTGCCGACACTCAGATCGAATGTCTTCCAGTTGCTGGAACAGACAGTTCTAGTGTGACCGGGCAGGGATTTACGTATGTTGTTGTTGAGTGGTATTAAGGAGGCTATTATGGCTAGTGCAAATCATACCGCTAAAGGTAAAATCCCGGCTAACGGTTTGTCTTCGTTAGAGGACGTAAGTAAGGAGACCTTAGCGTCTCTTGCTTTGGCTTCTCACGGACCAAATCAATTGCCAATGGGTGTAGTTCATAAGTCTATTTCCACTGATCGTGGTAAGTTTACTTTTGACTAACCAATAAGAACGGGGGGGCTACGGCTCCCCCATTTCTTTGGAGGAATTATGGCAGGAAAAATTAACGAAGTCTCGGCCTATGTTTTTGGCAGAGTAAAACCTGTGTCTCCAAAAGAGGCATATGGTCATTCTGGCCCTGCTGGCCGTGGCTATTATACTATGGACGATATGTCCGACGAGAGGACCGAGGAGTTTATGAGAGCGCAGAAGTCTTCAAACAACATGGCAAATGTTGAGGGAGAAATGATTGGCTCTTGGAACCTTGACTTTTAATTGAAGATAATAGACCTACCGTCCAAGGAATGGGACGAACTCACCCTGAAGGATTTTGGGGGTAAGAGGGCAGAGAAATCTGTCTGTGTTGTAAGATACGGCGGTATGGGAGATATGATTCAAGTCTCCTCTCTGTTTCCTTTATTTAAGAAAGAAGGATATCGTGTCTGCGTTAATGTAAGTGAGCAGGGAAAGGACATTTTGGAAACTGATCCTAATGTGGATGAGTTGCTTGTTCAGAAAACAGATCAGATTCCCAATGACAGACTTACATTGTATTGGAAAAAATTAGAGCAATGCTTTGATAAGTTTGTGCAACTTTCCGAGTCAATTGAGAAAGGTCTTTTGTTGTCTCCCGAAAGACTAGAAACTATTCGGGGGGAAAAGGTTGTGGTGAAAGGCTCTCCAGATTACAGTCTTTCAAAGGAAGAGATTCACGAAAAATACAATGTAAATTACATGGAAAGGACTCATGATATAGCGGGTCTTCCTTATAAGTTTCTTCCTAAGTTTTATCCTACGGAGGCAGAAAAGAAGTATGCCAGAAGAAAGCGCAAAAGGATTAAATCAAAGAATGTAATCCTCTGGGCTTTGTCTGGATCATCTGTCCACAAGGTATATCCTTGGACGGATGCTGTTATATCCAGACTTTTAATGGATAAAAAAGATGCATCTATTGTAACGGTCGGGGATGGTCTTTGCGAATTATTGGAAGTCGGATGGGAAAAAGAAAAAAGAGTAATTACAAGATCTGGTAAGTGGTCTGTTAGAGAAACTCTTGCTTTCTTAGATGTGTGTGATGTCGTTGTTGGGCCAGAAACTGGGGTGCTAAATGCTGCATCAACTCTACCGTGCCATAAGACAGTCATGCTTTCTCATTCTTCGCATGAGAACCTATCAAAACACTGGAAAAATACTACGGCTTTAGGCCCGGATGATTATCCTGATTACTGTTTTCCATGCCATAAAATGCATTATGGATTTAGTACATGTAATAGAGATAAAGAGACTGGAGGCGCAATGTGCGCCGCAAAAATAAAACCACAAAATGTAGTAGAGGATATATTGAGAAATCTTAAATGAGCACATATTTAGTTTTATGTCAAGACATGGCTAGGGATGTAGGTATCCCCGGAACAGGGCCATCTGCTGTTGATGCTACTACTCTTTCGGAAGAAGAGAATTCTGTTGTTCGTTATATAGCGCAAGCAGATCAAGATATACAGAGCAGGTGGTTTGATTGGGATTTTCTCTGGTCAGAAGCATCGTTGTCTGCAAGTAGCGGCACATCTACTTTGTCTTCTCCCAGTGATTTAAGTAACTGGAAATTAGATTCTTTAGTCTGGGATAAAGCAAGTGAAGATTATCAGGTTCTAGAATATGTGCAGTGGAACGAATATAGAGATTCATTTAAATATGGAACAATTGATTCTGACATACCAGAGGTTTTTTCTGTTAAACCAGATAATGTATTAGACCTGTACCCGACACCGAATTCTGCTACAACAGTATCTGCGGAATATTGGTCTACGCCTACGGTTTTGTCTTCAGATGGAGATATATCCGCTATTCCTCCTAGATTTCATAAGATAATAATAGCCAGAGCCAAGATGTATTACGCGGAGAATGAAGATGCTCCTGAAATTATGGCTGGTTCTTTGGCCGAATTTGAGGATTTACTAGATAAATTGGAGGCAGATCAATTGCCCAGACAGAAGAATAGAAGATTTTCTTCCGCTCAAGATGCATTTAATTTTGTAGTGAGACCCGAATGAGTAAGTTAAGAAAAAGAGATATACAGCCTAGTAGGTTGCAATCTACCTATTTTCCATTCGAAGGCGGCGTTAATATGGTTGATCCCTCTTTGGCATTAAAGCCGGGAGAATTGGTAGCCGCTGATAATTTTGAGATTGATATTCGTGGGCGCTATAGAAGAATAGATGGTTATGAAAGATTTGATGGGCAAACATTACCTTCTGAAATAACTGTATATAGGATTCCTTTTACTATTGGCACTGCTAGGGATTCTGTATTTACGAGCGCTTTTAGTTCTGCATTTGATATGCAGATTCCATCTATAGGGGATTTACTTAAAGGTGAAACTAGTGGTGGTATAGGTTCTGTATTAAGAGTTGATGTAGAAGATATAACCGGGGATGATGCAGCCGGTACTTTTTCTACTTCAGACGCGGAAGGGTATGTGTATTTTGGGGCTAGAACTGGAACCCTTCAAGATGGGGAAACACTATTTTTTTTAAACAAGAATAGCGCTTTTGGAAGCGCATTTAATGTGGAGTATGGATAATGGGAAACGCAACACCAACAGCATTAAGAAAAACTAGGGCAATTTTGACTGGCACCAGTTTTGCTGATAACACGACAGGCGCTATCACTGCCCAAATGGTCAGACAGTTTACAGAGTCTGGAATGGGTGGTTTTGCGACAATATATTCACCATCTGGAACACCGGCAAGTCAGGCGGTAGCATCAGGAGCAACAGCAACAATAGATTGGAATGCTGATTCTGTGGGTGCTGACGGACCAGACGACACTGGCAGTGTATCTTCAACGACTGTGGGAGCAGATGCCGATTTCGCTAACGATAGAATCAGGATATATGATAAAGGATTCTTTATGATAAATCTTGGTATAAGTTTTGCTCAGACTGGAACTGATACCGTGATATGGACATTCAGAATTGCCCATAATATAGATGGCGCTGGTGTAACTTATCCCGGTTATGATGCAGCAGTTCAAAAGGTGGCTGCAACTTTAGATAATATGGTATCGGCTTCTGGAATAATTGATACTACTGGACATACTACTTATACGGATGTTATTGCTCAAGTCAAGAACGGGCATGGAAGTAATTCTGAGAATTTCCAAATGCATTATGGTCAGTTATCGGTCTTTAGGATCGGCTAATGGGGCTTCTTGCTACCGCTCTTTCCTATGGTCCTCCTGTATTAAGGGATAAATATAGTGGTTCCACTATTGTTCCTGAAGCAATAATAGCAATAGAAGACCAGAGAAGCATCATTGACGTTGTTCCCGGAGAGGGGGACGTTCGTGGTGTGTGGGTCTTTAGTGGTGACGTATATGCATTTCGCAATAAGTCTGGTGGGGCAACTGCGGGTATGTATAAGTCTACTTCTACTGGATGGACGGAGATAGATTTAGGAACGGCATTAAAATTCGATGGAACTACGACTGATGGAGAACCAGTTCCCGGTGATAGTGGTACAGCCACTACTATAGTTGGTGCAACTAGCGGTGCTCAGGGAGATTTGGCTGGAATTTCTTATCATGGAAATTGGGAGACTGGCGCCGCAGGAGCGATGGTCCTTACTAACATTACTGGAACCTTCGCTGATAATGAAAATCTTACTATGTCTTTGTTGGCATATGATTCTGGTTCTATAGAAATATCAGAAGGGGCCAATATAGCAGGTGCTACTTCAGGAGTGACCGCAACAGTTACCAGTGTAACTATATCAACTGGGACTATTGCTGCGGGTGATGCGGCTGGTTATATATCTGTAAAGAATAATAGCGGAACATGGACAGATGATGAGGTTATAAATATTAATGGTGTTGACCATGCAACTGTTAACGGGAGTAGTCAACCCAGTAGTGTAGTAGTTGCAGTTGCTGATGGGACTCAATACGAACAAACACTGCAACCCGGTGGCACTTACGAGTTTACTAATTATAATTTCCGAGGAGAGAGCACTGGTATAAGTATGTACGGTGTTAATACCGTAGATAATGGATTCTCATATGATGGTACTACATTTATAAAAATGTATACTGGGATGGATACTGATACTCCAGAACATATTGCCGCTCATCAGAAACACCTATTCTTCTCCTACCCAAATGGTTCTATTCAGCACTCAAGTATTGTTGCTCCAAATAAGTGGAGTGTAATAAGCGGGGCTGCTGAACTTGGTATTGGCGATAATGTGAGCGGGTTCTCTACAGAAGTTAATAATGTGATGTCAATCTTTACTAGAAATAATGCATTCATGTTATATGGAACTTCTTCTGCCGATTGGGAATTGAGACAATTTCATCAAGGCACAGGAGCAATTCCATATACCTTGCAGAAGATGGATCAAACATTTTTTCTGGACGATAGGGGTATAACTTCAATTTTTACTGTGCAGTATTTTGGCGATTTTCAATCAGCAGTTGCCTCAGATAAGATTGACCCATATATTCAATCAAAGAAAAATAGTGCTGTGGCTTCTGTGAGGGTGCGCGGAAAGAATCAGTATAGATTGTACTTTGATGATAAGACTGGGGTAGAGATGACCTTCATTAACAAAAAGAATCAGGGTTTAATGCCATTTACTATGGATCATCAAATTGTTTGTGCAATATCACAAGAAGATGCTAATGGATTTGAAGTTTTATACGCCGGGTTTGATGATGGTTATGTTAGGCGATTAGACTCTGGGACTAATTTTGACGGGTCTGAAGTGTCCTCTTTTGTAAGAAGCACTTATTATCATTATGATTCTCCGGGATCTAGAAAGCGATTTAGAGAACTTGGATTAGAAATAAATGCGGATACTTCTACTACAATAACTGTTACCCCCACTTATGATTTTGGGGGGACTTTCACCCCAAAGACTTCTCCAGTATCTGATTCTTATAGTGTTTCTGTAGACGCGGATGCATGGAGTGAGTCTGATATAAGTAACAGTAGTACGGGTATTACAGTAGTTGCATCAGAACGAGTAAAGATAAATGGAGTAGGAATGAACATGGGGTTAATTATTGAAAACGCTTCTACTTATGATAAGCCCATCACACTGCAGGGCGCAATTGTAGAATACACACCGAGGGGTGTCAGGAGATAGTTATGGCTGGACGAAGACCACCAAGTGATTTGGGTAGCGACTGGGTAACAGTTCCAAGACAATTTAGAGGAATTAAACCTACCAGCAGACCCACAGAATTAGTCTATGCAACCCCACAGGAAATTGGCTTGCTAAGACAGGCGGATATCCATAGAAGTGGATTGGCACATAAGAAACAGGCAGGGCCACAAAATGTCCTCAGTTTGGATGACAGTGGGGGGATGTACTTGGACCCCAAAGAGTATAAACCCGGCGGGGGCAGAGCCGGGACTGGTTCACAATATACACCAGCGACAGCATCGAAAGGAACCAGATCAGAAAGGGGATGGAAGCCAGCAAAAGTTACTCAAACACAAATAGACACTCAGAAGGGTATATATGGTCGGCATATAGAAAAGGGCGAAACAATTCCCGGTACTACCAAGAAATCAGAAGGGTCGCAAATAGTTCCATGGAAAACTACGAAGAAGACTACCACTCCAGCTATAACTTCTTCTTCTACTGAAGACCCAACTGAAGATCCTACTGAAGACCCAACTGAAGATCCTACTGAAGATCCCACGGAAGATCCCACAGAAGATCCCACGGAAGATCCCACAGAAGATCCTACGGAAGAGCCTACGGAAGATCCTGACTCCGGAACTTCAAACGATCCAGATTCTGTATGGTCACCTGATGCTCCTGCCGAGATGAACTTGGCAGAACTTACAGATGATATGATGTTGTCTACTAGGATTAAGCAAATGCTTAATACCAACAATCCCATGTTCAAGGCTGCTAGTCTAAGAGCATTACAGGGGATGGCTAAGAGAGGAATTGTAAATAGTAGCATGGCCCAAGAGTCTGTGATGAGCGCCATAATGAATGTTGTGATGCCTATTGCCAAAGCGGACGTGGATGCTTTACAGAAAGAGATGTATGCCAATCAAGATTGGACGAACAAGCAGAAGTCTGACCTTAATGCCTACTATTATAAGAATCTTCAGCAAAAGCTGGATGGAATTATCAAGCAGCAACTTCAGACCTTGATAGGTAAGCAACAGTTTGCCCAGTCAAAGATGGAACAAGCACAGGCGAACTGGAGAAGGTACGGTGATTGGATGTCTGCTATCGCAACTGCAGAAGGTGCTGAAGCAGACGATTGGGAAAGGATGCGTGAATTATATGGAGACTGGCCCGGTAGGGTATGATTAGAAAAGCACAGAATAAAGACTTATCTAAAATAGTTACACTTTCTAAAGAGGGTCATGCTGAGTCTGTCATAACGACAGCCCCTTTAGATGTAAAAACCTTACGCACTAATCTACAGATCTGCATTTTATCTGCAGAACATTTGGTTTTAGTAGTGGATATAGAAGACGAGATCAAAGGTATCATGATTGGTGTTACGCATCAGTTGTGGTATTCAAGAAAGAAGCAAGCAACTGATCTGTTCTTCTATGTAAGCCCTAGCGCTAGAGGTGGGGGCTGGGGGACCAAGTTGATGAGAAGGTTTATAAGTTGGGCAAAAGAGAATCCCGGTGTAAAAGAAATTATGTTAGGAATTAGTTCCGGGCTGGATGATGTTGATAGAACTAAAACACTTTATGAACGAATGGGTGCTATACGCATTGGGGAAAACTATGTTATTCCACAGGAGTAGATTATGGGCGGTATTGTTAAGTCAATAGGTAAAACTGTAAAAAAGATAGGCAAAGGCATATCTAAGTTTATGAAGAAGATTGGACCCGCCCTTATATTGGCTGCTGCTGTATGGGCTGGAGTGTCAGTCTTCGGTGCATTCTCTCAAGGAACCCTTGCGAGTGGGGGCATATTTAAGAGTATTTTTAGCACCCAGAATTTTGGTGCAGGTCTCACCGCAATAGGAAAGGGAATTGGAAATGCCCTCATGCCGGGTACTCCGTTTGGCTCTGTCATGCAGAAGGGAGCACAGCAGATGCTTCCTGAAGGGGCGGGATTCCCAGACCCCTCTCAAAAGATGGTTGATGTGAAGCAGTATGTTCAGAAAGCTAATGATAAGGACATGAGCACATCACAGGCTTTGATGTACATGACAAAGATGAATCTACTGGCGACTGGATTCCAAACCCTCGCTGGATTGCTTGATGACTCTGATGAAAAGGCAGCGGCCCTGAAGTATGCATATGGCGGCGCTGTGACAGAGGGCGCAAAGAAATGGGTTAAGGATAATCCGACCTATAAGGATATGTTTGACAGAGGCCAAGATACACTGGGCGGATATACTTCTGATTGGTTCCAAGAGCAGACGGTTGGTGAACCTACTTTGGGCCGCCAAAGCACAAAACAATTTGCAACAAAATCGCCAAGCGCTATACAGTCGCCATCTCCGGGCGCTTTTAAATCTAAAGGAACTGGATTAATAACCCAAGGAACTCAAAAGAGGTACGCCTGATGCCAGAAAAACCACAAGCAAGAGGAATACCAATTCCACCGGGCAGAACAGTTCCGGATGAAACTCAAGGTGCATTTCTGAATACACAATCTGTTCCTACTAGCCCAGAGATGAATGATAACCTTAAAGACCCTACCCCTGAAGAGGTCAAACAAATTGATATGCTTCTTGGGACGCTCAAGGACTTTATATGGGATGAAGGTTACAACTCAATTGCAGAAAAAATAAAAGCGAGAGAGGATCAGTTGCCTCAAGTGATAGGGGAGATTGCAGGTAGGATGGTTAACAGGGAAGTACAGGCTGCTGACGCCGCAGAAGCGCAGATATCCAGAGACATTCTATTTGGAGTTGGCGCTGAAATTGTAAATGAATTATTTGAGGTTGCTGCACAAGAAGGTATATACAAAGCGAAAGGCGAGAAGCAACAAGAAAACGATCAGGGTGAGGCATTGATATACGCTGTGCAGAAATATGGGGAGATGGGAGATCCTAATATGGACCCCCAAGCCCTAATGCAGTTAGCCTCGACAGCGGTGAAGGGTGGTTACCCGCAAGAAGAAATGGTCGCTAAGATGGGTGTGCAAGTTGCGCCAGAAATGGAGGCAGTCTAATGGCATTGAACTGGGGAAAAGGAGCAGAGGCAGTCAGCGAGGGTCTTATAAGACAGGCTGATATTGGTGGGTTAATGTATAAGCAAGCAGCCTCAGTTGAATCGGCTAGGAAGGCTGGTGAATTAAAACAACAGGAACGGTTGTGGGATATTGGGGTTCAATTTGCGAAGCAAGCGGATTCGGATTACCAGACGATCCTTGAGGCGATCATAGAAGCGGAAAGTATGGAGGGAGGCGTTATAACTCCAGAACTTCAGACAAGATTTGAAAAGGCTCAATCCAGAAGGAATGAAGCCTACGCAAACTTAGGAGCAATTTCTCCCGGCGGTGGCGGTGATGTACCGTTTGCATTTGAGGCTACTATTAAAGATATATTAGAGAGACCTACAACCACTGTTAAGAAGGTAGAAGATTGGAGAAAGACTTTTGCCGAAGGAAAAACTCCAAAAGAAGTTGAGACTTGGTTCAAGAAAGCCCTAGAGGAGAATCGCCTGACTGGAAATGCAAGTGCAAGACAGCAACTAGAAGAACAATTTATTGCGATTCTCCAACAGCCTACAAAAGTAGAACTTACTGCTGGCGCGCTTGGTGGAGACATTGAGGGAACTGGTTTAATGACTCAAGCGGCTCAAGGCTCGCAGGGTACCAGAAGGCGTATGTCTACCGTGGAAGGCGGTGGGACTAGCCCTTGGCAAGGGGCTAAGGATGTTGGCTCAGTTGTTAAGGCTGGCGTGATGTATAACGCTGTTACAGGAGATCCAGTTGAGGGTGCAGTTGGGAGAAGCAGACAACTTGAGCAGAATAGGACTGTAGCAGAAGAGGCCGTAGAGTTGGAAAATACGGCTATGCAAAGAGCCTTATCGCAAATGTCTCAACAGGGTCAGCAGTATTGGCAACAGTACATGCAAGCAGCACAAACTGAAGGACGCACTAGCGCAATATCAACATTAAGGGAGGCATATAACGCCCTATCCGACGCAGATAGACAAATAGTATTACAACTACAATCAGCCTTGGGGATCTAACTTATGGCGTTCGTGCCGACCTTACCAGAAAGATGGAGTCCACCGACTCCAGTCATTCCTATAGAAGAAGAGCGCGGTGATATTGGTTTATCCTTTGATATAGGTAAACGCCAGTTAGCCAGTACCCC